ATAATGATACTTCAACAGACACAATTACAGTGGAAGGAATCACTCTTGATCCAGGTACAGGACAGACTTTTCTTTGGGATGGTTCTTCTTGGGGACCAACAACCCTCGGAATCACCGAAATTCCGGTTCCTCAAAGTCAAGGTGGTACAGGTTCAAGTTCTGGAAATGTTACGTTTTCAAGTTATAATGGGTTAGAACTGACAGAAGGTACAGACGGATTTACGGTTGCCGGCGGAACAGACAATGAAAAAACTTTGACAGTGGATGAAACGAAAGCTTTATCTGCTAAGGCCGACAAAGACACGCTGCACACCATCGCAGCCGCATCCGGGGCCACAGAGCTGGACAGGGAAGACGGCAGCGTGTTCGATGTCACGGCTACGGCGGACATTTCCATCAGCTATGCCAACTTCGAAACAGTGGACGGCCTGGTGATATATGCCACCAACTGGGGGGCGCACACCATCACCCTGCCGGCCGGAACCGAATTTGGTGGCGGTACCGGTCCGGAATTCACTGTGGCCGGAACGGATATCATCGTTGTGACAACCAAAGACGGAGGCACCACCACGGAATTTCTGGTTGCCGAACAAGACGTTAAGGAGGCAAGCTGATGATTGATTATTTTCCTGCACCAAAAAAATTCAGGACAGACGACGGCCGGGTAATCATTGGGTTTGACAAATTGAGCCCGGCAGAACAGCAGGCGCATGGGTATGAGCCGGTTCCTGTTCCACCGCCGTCCGAGCCGGTACCGCCATCGCCGGAACAGATCCAGGCGGAGACCAACCAGGCCATTCAGGACATGCTGGACAATAAGGCCAAAGACTATGAGTTTGACAGCATCCACACCGCCGGTATCTGGCGAGGATTGCGGCCGCATGCTGAAGATCTGGTGTTGTGGGGGGCTGCATGCTGGAACAAGGCTGGCGAGATCCGGGCAGCGGTGATGGCCGGCGAGCGGTCAATGCCGACCCCGGAACATGTCCTGGCTGAGATGCCGGAGTTCCAGGAGGCGTCATGAGGCAGTATGAATTAATGCGGATGGTGGCCAGGCTGAGAGAAATGGGGTTCCGGCTGGAGACCTTTGAACACAATGCCAATTCAGACGGGTCTGGCGATACTGTGTCGTCTGTCATGGCTTACATCCCCGAGTTCACCACATCCGGGTGGCCTCAGACAGCGCATAACGGCATCAAGGTAGGCGGTTTCTGGCTGGATGCTTATGAAGCGTCTCAACCGGATGCGTCTGACACGAGCCCTGGCACCACCACGCTGAATTCTCCCGGTACGGTCGCGGCTTGCTCAAATGCAAACAAAGTGCCATGGGCATTAATTGACTGGCTGAATGCACGGATTGCGGCGTCGAACAGAATTATTAATGGCAGCCCGTGTCATTTAGTCGCTCCCTTTGAGCGGTTCGCAGCCTTGTCGTTGGTGATGAAATCCGGGTTGTGGGGTCAGCTGCGGGGGAACAACAACTCAGGCAAAGATATCCGTGATCCGGCCGAACCTGAATATTACGGCACCGCTGATCCAACAGTATCCGACAGATGCCTGACCGGTACCGGGCCGTCAACATGGTATCATAACCTTGAGGCGGCCCTGGGTATACACAATCTGGTGGCGAATACATATGAATGGGAGAACTGCCGGATCGAGTCTGGTTTCATCCGACCAAAAGCATATCTGGCAGGGGCGGCTTCATCCGGACAAGCTTATATTGACTATGATGACAACGCCGGCGGAGACGGGGTGGATATCTGTCACTTGACGCCCGGCACCTACACAATCACAGATGCCGTGAACGGCAACGAAGATGTAGTTGTTGAAAAGGTAATCATCACTGGTCGCTTCACCGGCCGGGTAATCCTTGCGGCCGGGTTGAGCGCGTCACATGGGGACAACTGCGTGATACAGCTTAAAACGGCTATTGATCTGTGTAATGGTGTCACGGCTGGCTGGTCTGCAATCGGCAAACTGCTGGAAGGCGCAGACAGCAAACAGATGGCGCTGCCGGATTTTTCCGACACATCAACCCATTATGCTACCTACCTGGACAGTGCCTATAAATACGACAACAATGATTCCCGTGCGCTGTTACGGTGCGGCGGCTGGGGCAATGGGTCCGCTGCCCGTTCCGGTCTGGTTGTCATTACGGTCAATCGTCCCACGTACACGAACACGGCTATTTCTTTTCGTGCCGCCTTGTCGGACGGGGATCTGTAGGCTGTTTATCTGCTTTGTGCGCGATAGCGCACACATAAGGAATTTCTGGCCATGGAAAATTTGATTGTCTACCAAAAGATGCTCGAACTGACTGAGTACGCCTATGTTGCGATACGGCAGTTCCCAAAATCCGAAAAGTATGGTTTAGCCGCGGATATTAAACGCCAGATATACACCATTTTGCGCCTGATGGTGGCGGCAAACAAAAGGTATTTCAAGAAAAATACGCTTCAGGATATGGATATTGAGCATGAGGTGCTGAGGCGCCAAATTGAAATGGCCAGAAATTTAAAGTTTATCCCGTTCAAAAAGTTTGCCATCCTTTCTGCCAAAGTGGATGAGGTCGGCCGGCTGATTGGCGGATGGAAAAAGAAGTTGCAGCAATGATTTGGGATGGGGCTATACGTGCGCTGATACGGTGCGGCAACTGGGACAATGGGTCCAATGCCCGTTCCGGTCTGATTGTCAATACGAACAATCATCCCACGAACACGAACACGAATATTTCTTTTCGTGCCGACTCGAATTGCAGCCGGAAGGCAAGCGCTCACGGGCGTCTGTCCAGAGCATGATTCAAGGGAGCCCACAGTCCATGTCTGTTGATTTTGGCAGGCAAAACATTAAAAACAGAAATCGTCTGGCTGGTAGGCAAGGGTCGAACGTCAGGCGATTCACCCTCTAATCATGAAACGATACAACCGTCTGTTCGAAAAAATCTGTGATATCGAAAATCTTTTTGACGCATACCGGGTTTGCCTGAGAGGAAAACGCCTCCGGCGTGGCGTGCTTCCGTTTACATACAATTTGTCAAAAGAGCTGTTTCAGATCCGGCGTGAGCTGAAAAATGAAACTTACCGGACCGGTGCCTATTACAGTTTTTATGTGCATGAGCCAAAAAAAAGACTGGTGCAGTCTCTGCCGTTCCGTGATCGAATTGTTCAGCAGGCGCTATGTCAGGTTATCAACATTATTTTTGAGCAGACGTTTATTAAAGATACCTATGCTTGCATCAAGGGACGCGGAACTCACGCCGGATCCGATCAGCTTGTCAATTATATGAGAAAAGCCCAGGCAAAATTCGGCAAAGCCTACTGCCTTCAGTGCGACATCGCATCTTATTTTCCATCAATTGACCACAGTATCCTGATAAATATGTTTGAACAGAAAATCAAGTGCCGGAAAACCATGGATCTGATCCGGCTGATCACCGACAGCAACGGCCAGGCGGTGGGGATTCCAATCGGCAACCTGTTGTCACAGCTGTCCGCAAACATATATCTCAATGCCTTGGACCATCACGCCAAAGAGCACTGGCGCCTGCCTTATTATATTCGGTATATGGATGATTTCTGTATCCTGCATGGCAGCAAGAAATACCTGTGGTGGTTGAAAGGCGAGATTCAAACATTTCTCCGCCACAGGCTGGCCTTGACGTTGAACAGAAAATCCAGCCTGTTCCCCATCTCCCAGGGCGTTGATTTTTTGGGATACAGGACCTGGACTACACACAAGCTGGTAAGAAAGCGCAGCATAAATAAAGCCAGAAGAAAATTTAAAGGCCTGTCCCGATTGTACCATGCAGGGAAAATCAGCATGGATAAAATATCTGAGTCAGCCCGAAGCTGGTCTGCACACTGTGAGCATGCGGACACGTATCGGCTGAGAAGCAAGATGTTTAATATGCTGAGGAAAGATCTGGAAAGAAAATAGCCATTTTTATGGAGCGAAAAGGGAGCGAATTTTACGCTCCCTTTTTGGGTAAAATGAATAAAAATAGAGACTCTTGGTTTTTTGTGGATTCATGAAAAGCGCTGATAATGCTGGTTTTACTGGAGCCGGCGAGCAGACTCGAACTGCTGACTTGCTGATTACGAATCTGCTTTCCACATCAATAAAATCAGGCACTTATGG